CATAAAAATACCACTTAATGATTTAATAAAACTATTTATTGTAAGTCCTTAATTAGAGAGAATTATGGAAACACAAGAACCAATTTTCTATGATGGTAGTCCTCGTAACCCAAATGGTGTAACTCCGTTTGGATTCTTTGATTCCGATGCACGATTTCAATCTGATGCTCCAAGAGCAGCAGAATTCGTTGCACGAAAATTGGGGTATCCTGTTGTAGAAGTAGAATTAATTGATAAGCAAATCTATGCTTGTTTTGAAGAAGCAATTACCGTATATGGTAACCAAGTTAATCAATTTAATGCACGTGAACACATGATGACGTTGCAGGGTGCAAAAACAGATGTTAGCGCAACTCAACGAAATATCATAGGTTCAGCCATTCCACAAATGATTCGTCTTGCAAACGACTATGGAGTAGAAGGATTGTCTGGTGGAAACGTGGATGTTAAAAAGGGATATATTTCTGCATCAATTGGTACGCAAAGTTACGATTTAAAGACATTGTGGGCAGACCCATATGAAAGTGGTTCTGCAATTGAAATTCGTCGTGTATATCATTACATGCCACCCGCAGTTGCACGTTACTATGACCCATTTGCAACCACCGGTCTTGGATTAACAAACTTGATGGCAGAATTTGGGTTTGACGGATATTCACCACCAGTCACATTCGTAATGATGCCAGCATATGAAGATTTACTCCGTATTCAAGCAATCGAAATCAATGATATGATTCGTAAGAGTCAATATGGATTTGAAATCTCTAATAATGTTATTAAATTCTCACCAATATTTAAGCGTGATTCTGTCGTATATTTTGATTATATTGTAGTTGACGATAAAAAAGCAAATCTATTTCAATCGGGGTCTGATATCGCCAGTGACCTCTCGAATGTGCCATATACCAACGTCAATTACACAAAGCTAAATGATATGTCCCGCACGTGGATTTTTAATTATACTCTAGCGTTAGCAAAGGAATTATTAGGTATTATTCGGTCAAAGTTTGAAAATATCCCATATCCAGAAGGTGAGATTCGTTTGGACGGTGAAATTCTTCGCCGTGAAGCGGTAGCCGAAAAAGAATTACTTATTAAAGAACTTCGTGAAACTCTTGAAGAAACGGGTATGCAAGCACAATTGAAAAAGCAAGCGGAAAATGCCAAGCACATGCAAGAGACTTTCCGTAATATCCCAACACTAATTTACGTGGGTTAATACATGGCACGTTTTGTTACGCAACGCGATTTTGAATTTATCCAACACATCACTCGGGAACTGATTGATGAAACAATGGACGTTGCTGTTGTTTTATATAAGATTGTCGTGGAATCAGTAAAAGTAAACATTTATGGTGAAAGTGTAGAAAAACCACGATATACTCCAGTCAAGGTAAATGCTATTGTCAAGTATGATAAGAATACATTAGAACGTAGTGAAGGGTTTGGAGTCAATCAAGACCAACAAACTGAATTTAGATTCGCTCGTCGTATGTTACAAGATGTAAACACATATCCAGAAATTGGTGATATCATTGGATATAATAATCACTACTACGAAGTACACAATATCACAGAAACACAACTTATCGCAGGTAAGCCAGGGTTTAATACCGCAATCATTTGTATGGCACACTTAACACGCCGTACAAGTATTGATATCGAAGAGGCACCAGTATGACTTTCGACCCAGAGTTAAAAGAACCTGTAAAAATAGTTAACGATAATCAACAAACTCCGCCAAGACTTCAAAATAGAGCTGATGATACTCAGTCAAATGGAACATCGGTTAAGGTCACACTATACACCGTTGATAATGCTATTTTGAAGTATATGTCCGACCGTATCAAGCCCATCATAACCCAACAAGGTACGCAGATTCGGGTACCCGTATTATACGGAGATCCTGAACGTTGGAAGAGTGTGCAACGGGATGGAATTATGCGCGATTCTATTGGAAAGATACAACTTCCAATGTTAATGATTCGCCGGACGGGGATGAAAAAGACTCTAATTAATTCTGCAGTTAACAAGTATTATGACCGTACATTTTATACTGGATGGAATCGTCGTACTCCATATGACCAATTTAGTGTAATTAATGGCATCACACCAAGTAGAGAATATTTCAACACCACAGCCGCTCCTGATTATTACGAAATAACTTATAGGGGCATGGTCTGGACAGAATATATGGAACAGATGAACGCTGTTGTTGAAAACTTGTCGTTCGAAAGTGACGAATTCTGGGGCGAACGAAACAATTATAAATTCCGTACTATTATCAAGGGATTTGAAACTATTGGAGAATTACCAAATACATCAGACCGTGTAGTACGAACTCAATTCGATATGACGGTACACGCATACTTGTTACCAGAAACCCAGTTAGATTCTGGACTCAATAAGTCTCTCGTCACCAAGCGTAGATACGGGGTCAAAAAAGTGGTCACTTTTACCGAAATAGAAAGTGAATAATTGATGTTTAGGTAAAAAAACAGATATTTATAATACGAGTTGTATTATACACAAAAGAGGTTATTATGTCTGTCTTAGAGGCACAAGATTTTAAAGAAGTAAGCGATTTACGTGGTAAATTGTCAACGGTAGTCAATGAAGTAGGCCAATATCAATTGCAGGTTGAATTATTAAAATTAGATATAACCGACCTACAGAAAAAGATTTCCGAACAATCTTCTTTATTTAAAACTTTATTAGAAAAAGAAGAAGAGCTAATTAAACGGTTATCGGAGAAGTATGGCGCTGGGTCAATCAATTTTGAAACCGGCGAATTCACACCAGAGAAATAACAAATTTAGTTTGGAGAATACCGTATGGCAGAACGTATCGTGTCACCAGGCGTTTTTACGCAAGAACGTGACCTCTCTTTCCTCCCACAAGGAATAGCTTCTATCGGAGCAGCTTTTGTGGGTCCAACCGCAAAAGGACCAGCATTTATTCCTACATCAGTAGAAGGTATTGATGGGTTTGTCACTACGTTCGGTGAACCTACTGATACTTCTTATGTCGGATATGCAACCCAGAATTATCTACAAGAAGCAGGTAGTGCAACAGTAGTTCGCGTCCTTGGTTTAGGAGGCTACAGTACTACTGTCGCAACTATCTTTGCAACCGGCTCAGCAGGAAGTCGAGTGTTTGCAATTCTTCACGCTAACTCAGGAAGTAGTATCACTAACGCTTCACTCACCACACCAGAAAATACTTCAAGTTTTGGTTTAGTTGTCAGTAGTTCTGTAACCAATACTTCACTCACTGGTGTAAGTGGTGTCGAAGGTTCAGCTGGGTTTATCAGTAATCTTCTTGGAACAAATCCAGTTGCAAGTGCAAACTATTCAGCATATGTTTACGCTGTGTTCCCAGACGCATTAACTCAAGCGGGAAGTAATGTTACAATGTCAATTGCAACATCAAGTCTTGACTTAACTACTCAATACGATAACGCAAATACTCCTTGGATTCGCTCACAACCAATCGCAGGAACCAAGTATAATTTGTTCAAGGTCCACACATTAAGTGATGGTACCGTATCAAACTCTGAACTTAAGATTTCAATCACTGGTATCTCACCAAGCACAGACCCAGATAGTGAATTTGGTAGTTTCTCACTATTAGTACGTGATTTCAACGATACCGATACTTCACTCAATGTTCTTGAACAATTCGATAACTTAACACTTGACCCAAACAGTGCAAACTATATCGCACGTAGAATTGGTAACAGTGCACCAACATACAACTCAGCAACCGGCGAAACTTACTACGAAGGTGATTTCCAAAACAATTCTAAGTATATTCGAATTGAAATGAGTGAAGATGTTGTTCCAGAAAATGCAGTTCCATACGGATTCGCAGCATTGAATTCAGTATTCTCATCAACTTCTGGTCAAGTCGCAAGTGGTTCATACGTAACAAGTCGTTGGTTAAGTGGAAGTGTTGCTGGTTGGAATAACCAAGCAGTTGACAAGAGATACTACTACGGATATAACCTTGACAATACCACCAGTCTTTCATACCTTGCTCCAATCGTAGGAAGCAATGTAGTTGGCAGTGAATTCAATATCAGTGATTCAGTAGGGTCTGGTGAAGTCAATGGTACTGATATCTCACTCACTAACCGTGACCACGCTTCATACCGTAAGTTCACTGTTCCATTCCAAGGTGGATTTGATGGATTCAATCCAGCACGTATTGTACGCATGGGGTCAGGAATCATTCCTACCAATACACAAGGGTTTGACCTTTCAAATGCAGCAGCATCTGGTTCAGTTGAATACAAGAGAGCACTTACCGCTCTAAGTAATCCAGATAATGTTGACCTCAATCTCTTAGTACTTCCAGGCGTTATTTATTCACAACACAGTTATATCGCACAATCAGCAATTGACCTTTGTGAACAACGTGGTGACTGCTTCTACATCGTTGACCTTGACACTCAAGCAGCAACGATTAGTTCAGTAACCAGTCAAGCAGAAAGTCTTGATACAAATTACGCAGCAGCATACTATCCTTGGGTTCGTATCGTAGATACTAACACTAACAAAGTCATCTGGGCACCGCCATCAGTCGTACTCCCAGAAGTATACGCATACAGTGACAATGTTGGAGCAGAATGGTTCGCACCAGCAGGGTTAAACCGTGGTGGAATTCCAGGTGCAGTTGGTGTTAAGACCAGACTCACCCAAGCACAACGTGATGAATTATACGAATCAAAGGTCAACCCAATCGCACAATTCCCAGGACAAGGTATCTGTGTATGGGGACAAAAGACCTTACAACGTAGAGCATCGGCACTTGACCGTGTAAACGTTCGTCGTCTTCTCATCACTGTTAAGAAGTATATCGCAAGTTCAGCACGCTTCTTGGTATTCGAACAAAATACCGAAACCACCCGTAACCGCTTCTTGAACATTGTCAATCCATACCTTGCAGGTATCCAACAACGTTCTGGTTTGACCGCATTCCGTGTGGTTATGGACGAAACCAATAATACTCCAGATATTATTGACCGCAACATCTTGGCTGGTGCAATCTATCTCCAACCAACCCGTACCGCAGAATTCATCAAGTTGGATTTCAATATTCTCCCAACTGGTGCAACCTTCGATACAATCTAATCAGTTTTTTCAATAACCACTATTTATTTAAAGTACCAATCTATATCTGGAGAGCCATATGGCCAATTTAGTGACTGAACAAGAACTCTTTTTTACAGCATTTGAACCAAAGACACAAAATCGGTTCATTATGTTGTTAGATGGTGTCCCATCATATCTTATCAAGAAGGCAGACCGCCCAAAGATTACCCAAGAAAAGAAGAAGCTTGACCACATTAACCTTCAACGTTATGTCAAGGGTAAGACTGTATGGGATGAAATGAATCTCGAACTTTACGACCCAATCGTTCCTTCAGGCGCACAAGCAGTGATGGAATGGGTTCGCCTTCACCACGAATCAGTCACCGGTCGTGATGGATACGCAGAATTCTATAAGAAGGATATCATCATCAACGTTCTTGGTCCAGTAGGTGACAAGGTTGAAGAATGGATTCTTAAGGGCGCACAAATCACCAAAGTTGAATTCGGTGAAATGAGTTGGGAAAAGGATGATCCCGCAAGTATCTCCTTAACAATCCAACCAGATTATTGCATTTTGAATTTTTGATTACATTCTGATTTTAGTATACTTTATTTAGAATATTGTAGTCAAATTGAAGTTTTAAGAAGCCTCCGTGATATGTATATAAAGACTATCACGGAGGTTTTCATGTTTAAATGCCCAAGATGTACCAAAGAATTTAACTCGTATAATGGACTCTCACGACACACAGCCAAATCATATTCGCTAAAAGGTGAGCAATTGTACCGAGAATATTACGGTATTACAGAGATTGTTACTTGTAAATGTGGATGCGGTATCCCTACAAAATGGCGTATAGATAGAGGATATGGAGAATATGTAACTGGGCATAATTCTAAAGGGGTTACCAATCCTATGTTTGGAAAGAATCATTCCAATAAGGCTAAACTGAGTATTTCCGAAAAACGTAAAGAAAAATTTGCCAATGGTGAATATACTATAAACACTGACCAAATTTCAACTTCACATAAAAAATTGTGGGCCACAATAGAATACAGGTCATATATGAAACAAAAAAGGGAACAGTCTGGGTGGCGTGAAAAAATATCTGTAAAAATGAGTGGAAAAAACCATCCATTCTATGGTAAAAAACGTCCCGACCACAGTAAGTTAATGAAAACACCGAAGATGTTGGATAAGATATTTGTAAAACGTAGTATGACGGATATTGAACAGACGATAGCAGATATGCTAGATATGCTGAAGATTGAGTACCATAACCAGTTTTTCATTTCTGTTAATGGAAATACTGTTTCGTATGATTTTAAGTTGAAAGAATACCCAATACTCATTGAGGTGGATGGAGATTATTGGCATGGTGGACCTGGGGTTGATATTCATGTACCGTTTGTAAATGAGATAACAGAGAAGGATAGATTGAAGGATGGGTTAGCCACACGTAGAGGTTATACAGTACTGAGATTTTGGGGTAGTGACATCCTGAACAATCCTCAACAAGTCATCACACAACTTCTCGCAGAAATCAACAAATCCCCGCTATAAAACGTGGGGGTTTTGTTATATACCAATAATTTATGATACTTATAGAAAGGTGTATTTTTCGAGGAAATTTATGGCAGACATCACTGAATTTAATATCGGTCAAGGGGAAACCTTCAAGATTTTAGCCACTTTAGAAAACGCAGATAGTGGGAGTTATTTAGATATAACCGACTATACGTTTCAAGGACAAGTTCGTGAAAACTTCAACACCGATGAAATTGCCGCAAGTATCAATATAACAAAAGTAGCTCCATTTGTGTCCGGTGGAATCACTATCGAATTAACGCCTACACAAACAAGCACGTTTACCCAACGTAAGTACGTATACGATATTAAGATGACCAGTGGTTCCATCACTCGTCGTATTTTGGAGGGCTATTTCGTAGTACGTCCTGCTGCAACGAGATAATAGATGACCGTTTCTGGCGTACCAAATATTCGGGTCATTCTACGAGAAGCTGATGATGAAAACTTACTGGTAGATGTACCGAATCTAACTGTAAAAGTTATTCAAGATTCTTCGTATAATGTTAACACTACTCAACCGGTAACTGTTACATTCTTCAGCGGATCGTATAATCGATTTGCTGATGTTGCGTTACTCGCATATACGGCGTCATATGTTCAATCAGCTGCTAATGCTGTATCTTCATCATATGCATTAACATCGTCATATGCAATAAATGCTGGTAGTGATGGATTTCCGTTCAGTGGTTCCGCTGTAATCACTGGTTCACTTATAGTATCACAAAGTGGTATAACAGTAACGGGTAGTGTTAATATTACCGATAACTTAACTGTCGAAGGAATTATTAGTGCAGAAAAGTTATTAGTATCCTCATCAATTATCTATGAATCTGGGTCAACTAAATTTGGTGACTCACCAGAAGATACTCATCAATTTACTGGCTCTGTATTAGTTCAAGGACCAATCAGTGCGTCATCTGGTATTACGGGTTCATTTAAAGGTGATGGGTCACAACTTACGGGATTGGTTACTGACCTTCGTATTAGTGGGTCTACTGGCAGTGATACACTAAATTTATTAACAGATAATTTACTAATCACTGGTAGTAAAGGTATTGCTGTAGCGGTAACCAATAATACCGTAACAATTGATGTTCCTGCCGGATTAACATCATCATTGTATGGTACAGCAAGTGTCGCAGAAGGTATTCATATTGTTTCTGCCGGCATTTATACCACGGGAAGTGACTCCTTTATAGTTCCGACACCATCTGGTGGATTTAGTATTGTCACTAGTGCAAGTTATGCTTTAACCGCAAGTTATGCAGCAAATGGAGGTGGTGGTGGAGCATCTGATTGGAATAGTATTACTGGTAAGCCAGCAGGATTAGTTAGTAGTTCTGTACAAATTAATACTGGTTCATTTAGTGGGTCTTTTACTGGAACAATTACAAGTGCGTCATATGCCGTTACTTCTTCGTTTGCAACCACATCAAGCTTCTCAGTAAGTTCTAGTAGAGCAACAACGTCTAGTTTTGCAATTACATCAAGTTTTACAACCACCGCATCATATGCAGCAAATGCAGATTTATTTGATGGATTAAATTCAACAGTATTTGCTACTACTGGGTCTAATACATTTAGTGGTAATCAGATTGTTACTGGTTCTTTCTCTGTAAGTTCTACCGCAAGCTTTAATGGTCCTACTACAATTACTGATTCTGTAATGGGACTAACTAACAGTTCTTCGTTAGTACTTACTTCTGGTTCATCAATTAATGTGGTGTCACCTGGTTCAATTACTGGGTCAGTAATAGCAAATGCATTAATAATACCTACTACGGCACCTGCATCACCACAAACGGGGTCGATATACTTTAGTGGGTCATTTATTTATGTATACACTGGAACACAATATAGAAGTGCAAGTTTAGCATAAAAAGTATATGGCAATAGAAATTACAAATGGATTTACCATAACACCAATTATACGAGGAACTCCAGCTAGTCAACTAAATATAATTGCTTCGTATCTTCGTAATCATATGGCTGATTTTAGAAATCCAAGTTTTTACACCTATCGATTAGATGGTAATGGGTTTCAAATTCAAGATGGTGGGTTTGATATGTACGATAATGGTAATATCACATCACCAGCAATACGAGTAGGAAATGTTTACACCAGTTCGGCAGTATATACAGCAGCAGCTTACCCGTCTGCAAGTAACTACACACAAACGTCATCTGCTATTTTAGATGGTGACTTTTATTATACAAGTTTAGGATATGTGCAGTATGGAGTAACACAAAGTGCAACGTTTCATCCATTAACAGTAATTGGGTCAAGAAGTACACCTGGGCCAGTGGGTTGGCAGGTTGGTGGAAATTCTGGAGCAGATGGTGGAGGTACACTCGCAACTGGAACTATTTATAGTGGTAGCAGTGTGAGTGGATTTACGGTTCATGCACATTATAGACAAACGTATAATGCAAGTGACCCGTCACATTGTACTGTGATTATGTTATTAGGACATCCAAATTGGGGGTCAACGTTTGGAACAATTGTTAGTGGGTCAGAGCCAGTAAACCTTGGAGGATGTGGTGTTCGACTCCTATCTACGGGGTCTAGCACCAGTAATATCTTAGCAGTCAATACCTTGTTGAGTAAGCAGTCTGGAGTACAAGTTACCGCAGCAGAATGTAAGACTGTAGTAGATAATTTCGTAACACGTATTAAAGAATCAGTAGGATTTTAGAGAGATAAATAGATGCCAGCAAATCGTTTTATACCTTTATTTAATGCCCAACACGGAGCTGTTCCCACCGCAAGTGCTATGTTCGATGGAGAACTTGCGGTCAATATCTCCGATGGCAAATTATATACAAAAAGTGGTTCTGCGATTGTTGCACTGAATGATACCAGTAATTTCGTTTCTAGTAGTGCACAAGTTGTTGGATTAATTGTAAACCAAGATATCCAACCACGTTCGGTTGAATCCAGTGAATTTAAAATGGATGCTGGAACAGTCTCTATTACATTTACGGGTTCTATTAATACAGGCATATTTGGGGCTACCGAATATATCCAACCCTATATTTCGACCACCAGGTATTCAGGAATGACCGTAGAATACCTCGCCCAGCGTCCAGGCGCTTGTCGGATGGGTATTATTATGGCATCGTGGTTAGATACAGCTAGTATTACCTTCACAGATATCTCCACAACGGATATTGGTGACACTAGTGACATAACATTCAGGTTTTTAAGTAGTTCAAATGAATTACGGTTACGAGTGAATAGTGATGGGTCAGGAAGTGGGGCTTGGACTGTACAAAGTCTCTTTAAATTATTCCCAAATCTGTCCTCTTAAAAAACTATTTAATATTTATATACTGATAACCCCGTTGGGAGAAATGTATGGCGAATGAATTTATTGCCCGTAAAGGCCTAATAGTCCTTAATAACGGAGCAAAGGTCACCGGCTCATTAGGAGTTCAAGGTGATATCAACGCGACTGGATATAACGTTACCGCATCGAATCTTTCGTTACTTGGTAGTGCAAGTATCGCAGGGGATATTACGTTAGGTGGTAATTTAACTGTTGGTAACGCTGATATAGACGTAGTTAAGTTTTTAGCGGAAGTCAGTTCATCGATAGTACCAGACGTTAATAATGCATTCGACCTTGGTACCTCTTCTAAGTCATGGAAAGACTTATATGTGAGTGGTACAGCATATATTGGTACGGTACAAGCAACTAATATTAACCTTGATAGTATTACTGTACTTAATAACTTAACAGTTGATGGAGACACTAAATTAGGTAACGCATCAACTGATATAGTTTCCATTACTGGTAGTACAGTTTCAACGGGACCAATTACAGCTCCATCATTTTCGGGTTCATTCTCTGGTAGTGGTGCACAAATCACCAACATTCCAAACAGTGGTCTAGTTAATAGTTCAATTACTGTTAATGCTGGTAGTGGTCTAACTCAAGGTGGTGCAGTATCACTTGGTGGTTCTGTTACTGTCGCACTTGATACGGGGTCAGCAACATTTAATGATGGAGTTAAGACTAAGCTCAATACTGAAGGTGTGGTCAGTAGTTCTACACAAATTAATGTTCAAAATACACAAAATTATGGTGTACTCGCAACTACTGGTTCAAATACCTTTACTGGTATTCAAACTATTAGTAACACCACCAACAGTACAAATTACACAAATGGTGCATTAGTTGTACAAGGTGGTGTTGGTATCGCTAAGGATGTAAACATCTCTGGTAGTTTGACTGTTACTGGATTGTTGACCGCAGTATCCAGTTCTATCCAATATGTTACATCTTCACAACTTAATATCGGTTTAAGTAGAATCACGGTAAATGACGATGACCTAGTAAGATTTGCTGGTCTATCTGTTATTGACTCGGGCTCAACATTTGGTACGGGTTCACTTCTTTACGACAGTCTTAATGACCGTTGGTTATTTGAAGTTGACGATTTAAATTATAATTCTGCTATGATAATTGGTGGACCAAGAAATAGTGGTTCACTTGGAAATGAATTCGGATTAATCCAATATCGTGTTCCAGTAGCAGTAGACCAAAACCATATCGACAGTAGACTAGAATCCAGTTCTATCCGTGTAGATTTCCCATCACGACTCACTCACGTTGAAGCAGGACTGGTTGTAACGGGTTCAGTAACATCTTCAGTAGGATTCTCTGGCGACGGTAGTAACCTTACCGGTATCGTAACTAATCTTAATCTCACTGGTTCAGATGGTGGTACGGGCACCGTTTCACTCAAGACCCAATCACTTACTGTCAGCGGGTCAAATGGTGTTACGGCTACGGTCAGTGGTCAAACACTTACTATCAGTGGTAGTAATGCAACAACTACAGACAAGGGTGTTGCATCATTTAATAGTACAAACTTTACTGTAACTGGTGGTGCAGTAACATCAAATAATATTAGTATCAACGGTACCAACGTTACACTTGGCGGTACCCGTAACATCACGCTTCAAGAAATTACCACACAAGGTTCAACAACTTCTGACCAAGTAACTCTTAACGGTGGTGCAATTATTCACGGTGTTCTCTTTACATCGGGTAGTAATACTGATGTAGACACTGGCACAGAAATCGTCGCTACCATCGCAACAGGAAGTTATGATGGTGCATTCTTTGATTATGTAGTTAAGAAATCCACAAACTATCGTGTGGGCACTGTTATGGCAGTGTGGAACAGCAATGATGGTGTAGAATTCACCGACACATCTACCAATGATTTGGGTAATACCACGGATGTAGTATTTAGTGTTGACGCATTATCTGGTAACGCCAGATTAAAAGCAACGGTCAGTAGTGATAACTGGATTATCAAATCAGCAATACGTGCAATCTAATACAATATAATAAAAGGTTATTACAATAGAAACTACTCACCTTTGGATATGTGAAGAAGGGGAATTATGGCAAATGAATTCGTAGCCAGAAAGGGCCTAATTGTTCCTTCTGGTAGTATATTAGTATCATCTGGGTCGGTTACCGCATCGTATTTCAAAGGTGATGGTAGTCAATTAACAAACTTACCATCAACAAACATCTCATCCGTTGTAATCAATAACAGTTTGTTTGTTGGTGATGGTACTACTAATACATTCGATTTAGGTGCAAGTTACACGCCAAATTCCCTTATGGTCAGCGTGGATGGGCTATTTTATAGCCCAACCGCTGACTTTACTGTTTCCGGCAATAATGTAGTCTTTACTTCCGCCCCACCGTCTTCGTCTGATATTACTATACGGGCAATGACAAATGTTGTATCTGGAGCAGTGGGTACATATAGTGGGTCATTCACAGGCGTATTTACTGGAACAGGCAGTTGGGCAACTAATGCTATAAGCGCATCATATTTGGATGCATCTGGACTACCTTCTGGAACCGTGTCAAGTTCGGCACAAGTTAAAGAATTACTACCAACTAGTACAGTATCCTCATCCACACAAGTAACAGCATTTCTTCCCAACGGAACTGTCTCCGGTTCTACCCAAATCAATACCGGTTCATTTACTGGATCGTTTGTTGGTTCTCTATTAGGTACGAGTAGTTGGGCAAGTAATGCGGTCACATCATCATATGTAAATTATACCAATATAGATAATAAGCCAACACTGGTATCGGCTTCATCTCAAATATCGTATACGGGATTATCTAATATTCCCGCGGATATTGTCAGTAGCTCTGCCCAAGTTACTGCATTTTTACCAAACGGTACGGTCAGTAGTTCAGCACAATATCCTGGTTGGGTAACAGCTTCCTCACAGATTGATATTACTGCAACTGCGGGATACACGACATTTAGTTCATCGATTGCAACCAAGAACAATGAACAAGACGCAGCAATTGCTTCACTAGTTGGTGTTACGGGGTCATACGCAACCACTGGCTCAAATATATTTAATGCTGACCAAACAATAACTGGTTCGTTATATATTACTCAAAATTTAGTTGTACAGGGGTCATCTTCTATTAGTTTTGTTTCTCAAAGTACCTTAGATATTGGTACCAATGTTATTACCGTTAATACATTAGCACCTGGTACAAGAT